AGTCCTACTCACTTGTCGTTCACGGATTGGCACTTCATGATCCACAAGATCCGTTGCTGTTAATCCGTGATCCCCTAGTGGCTTCCCACAGACCATTTTGTTGATGTCACCAATATGGTCTGATCGCCCGCGTCAAGCGTATAGTGGTGGGGCAGCGAGTTTGCACCTCCTGCCCCTGGCCACAGTTCCCTAGAAACCATGACCCAACAAGATTACGACAACGATCTCGTCTTCCGTTCAGGCGGCGAAGAGTACGCCCGCGTTGACGGGAACAAAGAGTGGAAGACTCGGACTCCAACCACGAAGCTTGAGATCCGCGCCAAGGACAACGACGAAGACGTGACCGAGCTGGTCAAGCACGCCTCCGAACTGGTTGAAGGCGTCACCATCACCACCAAAGAAGGTGGCAGCATCAAGATGACTGGCGACGCCAAGATTCAAATGTCCGATGGTGCCATCAAGATCGGCTAAACGTTTCCACTTCTATGTCCAATTCACTTGAGATTCCGCTCGCACTGGCAGACCAGTGGGATGAAATGCTTAAAACCAAAGGCAGGTGCGCCACCTATTGGGAGATCGCCAACTGGGGGTATCAGCAGCACGAAAAAGTGCTGCTTGATGCCATGCACGCTGTTGTGCCGCAACCCTACGAATCTGCAGACGAGTAGTCACCTTCCCTAGGGTGTAACAGCCGACCCTTCCCAACTGGCTGCAACCCTCCTACTCTGTACCAGTCTGGTTCTTCATCATGGCCACCACTTTTACGTGGGGTATCAACACCCTTGAACGCGAAACCGACGATGGTTTCGTAATGACGGCGCACTACACCGTTGATGCCAACGACGGCACCTACTCTGCTGGTGCATACGGCAGCGTGGGATTTCAGCGTCCTGACAACCTGATCCCGTACAACCAACTTGATGAGGCCACCGTAATCGGCTGGGTACAGGAAGCCCTTGGCGGTGATGAAAAGGTTGCCGAAATCGAAGTTGCCCTTCAGGCGCAACTCGATGAACAACGCCACCCATCCAAAGCCGCCGGCGTTCCTTGGGCTAACTGAGTCGTGCTAACTGCCGCAGTGCTTGCCGGTGCCTGTTGCGCCGGTATTTTTTTGGCTTACTGTTTGGTGGCAATTAACCCACGGGATGATCTGTAGTGGCAGTCAAAAGTAAAACCGCCTTGGGACGTGTCGAGCACCAGTCGGGCAAACCAAAAAAGACCCGCCAAGGTCAAGGTCAAAACAGCCTGCCTAACCACGGGCGCAAAAAACTACGCGGTCAAGGCCGCTAAAATTAGAACATGGCTATCTCGCCCGGCACTTACAACATCAGCCTGCAGCGCCGGGCGGACTACAGCATCACGCTGCAATTCAAAGACAGCACGGACGCAGCCGTCAATTTAACGGGTTGGGCCGTTGCTGCTCAAGCGTGGAATCAAGGGCGCACCACTAAATATGCTGACTTTACTGTCACATACACCAACCGCAGCACTGGTACGGTTGCCATCGCATTAACCGACGAGCAAACAACAACTTTCCCAAACGAAGTTTATTATGACGTGCTGCTTACCAACCCCAGCGGCCTTAAAGAATATTACTTAGAAGGCACTATTTATGTGAGCGAGGGTTACACTGGATGACAACAGTTAATGTTAGCTCTGTAACTAATACAGTCACAGTTACTGAAAACGGCAGCAGCACTGTTGTCACCGTCCCAGTTACAAGCACGGTCGCCGCAATTACGCAAGGACCGCAGGGACCAGCCGGTGCGGGCGCTTACATCCACGAACAATCAAGCGCATCTACAACTTGGATAATTAACCATAATCTCGGTTTCAAGCCATCTGTCGAATTGTTGGACAGTGGCAGCCAAGAAATTGATGGCGAAGTATCTCATCCAAGTGTTAACCAGACCGTTGTTACACTGAATCCAGCATCCGCTGGCCTCGCTCGCCTGATCTGACATGGCTCGCAAGTTTTTTACCGACATTGACCTGCAGAGCGCATCGAAAGTCGTCAATGTTCCAACGCCTACCGCAGCAGGCGACGCAGTACCCAAGTCTTACGTGGACTCTGCCGTCGAAGGTTTGGCGTGGAAAGACAGCGCCCGCGTCGGCACCCAAAGCAACATCAATCTGAGCAGCCCCGGCGCCACGATTGATGGCATCACCATGGCATCCCAAGATCGGGTGTTGGTGCGCAACCAGTCCACCCAGTCCCAAAACGGCATATACGTCTGGAATGGCGCATCGACAGCACTAACCCGCTCTCTTGATGCCAGCACATTTGCCGAGCTGGAACAGGCCACCATTACAGTCGAGGAAGGCAGCGATGCCGGCACAACTTGGCGTCAAACCCAAGTGAATGGCACAATCGATAGCAGCAACGTGCTGTTTACGTCGTTTGGATCCTCGTCGCCAGCAGCCAGCGAAACTACTTCTGGCATCGCCGAGCTTGCCACCCAAGCCGAAGTTGATACAGGCACTGACGATGCTCGTATCATCACGCCACTCAAGCTAGCCAACTGGTCTGGGCGTCTTCGTAAGATTTCCACCAGCATCGGCGATGGTAGCGCCACCAGTTATGTGGTTACACACAACCTGAATACCCGCGACGTAATCATTCGTGTATTCCCCAATTCCGGCGAATATGACGACGTTGAAGTGGATGTACAACGCACCAGCACAACCACCGCCACGCTGGTCTTTGCCACGGCGCCCGCTAGCAATGCTTATCGCGTGGTGGTAATCGGCTGATGACGAGAGAGTTTCGCACCTCACCTGATTTCAAGGCGGCTGTACTACTTGATGGTGCGGCTGGCACTAGCGGTCAGGTACTGACTTCACAAGGCACTGGAGCGATCCCGCAATGGACCACGGTTAGCGGTAGCAACACCGCAGATTACCAAGAGTTCACCAGTAGTGGCACTTGGACAAAACCCGCAGGCGTTACTTCTGTGTACGTCGAGTGCGTGGCTGGCGGCGGTGGTGGCGGATCAGGTCGTCAAGGCGCATCAGCCACTACGCGTTGCGGCGGCGGTGGCGGCGGTGGCGGTCTTTGGGTTAGTCGGTATATGCCTGCTTCCATTGTTGGCGCTACTGAAACAGTTACTGTTGGCGCAGGCGGCGCTGGTGGCGCAGCGGTTACTACAACATCAACAAACGGAAATCCAGGTACAGACGGAGGAGGATCTTCTTTTGGATCTTTGGTCTTAGCTGCGCCAGGAAATAACGGAAACGGAGGAAGCACTGCAGCTGCTACAGGTGGAAATGCAAGTTCTTTTGGCACAGCCACACTAATCTTTGGCGCTGGCGGTGGCGATTCAACGACTACTGGCACCGGAAGTAGCGGCTTTAGGTCTAACTTAGGACCTGGTGGCGGTGGTGCAGGAGGAAGCATTGCATCAAGTAACGTTACTGCCAATGGAGGATCAGGCGGACAAGGTTTTTCTCACCAAAAGCAGAGTTCTTACGGAGTTAGCACTACTGGTGGTGGAGGCGCTGCAGGGAGCGGAGCTACTTCTGGTGAAGCTGGTCCTACTTATGGCGATGGGGGAGGAGGTGGTTCATCCTCTACCGGAAAAACAGGTGGCACTGGTGGGTTTCCTGGAGGCGGAGGAGGAGGTGGGGGTGCCTCATTGAACGGAGCCAATTCAGGTGCCGGAGGCAATGGCGGCGCAGGCGTTGTTCGCATTTGGAGCTGGTAACAAGGTCGTTAAACTGTAGAAAAAGTTGGCAGTATGCCTCGCAATGGACAACCACGAAGAGGTTTACACCGCGTCACCTGAACATCGAAACGCGTTTAACCAAGCCGTTCCAGCCCTTTTGACCGCTGCAGTCATCGGACTGGGCGGCCTTTTCATGCAAGTCGCCAAGCTGGATCAATCAGTCAACACCGTCGCCGCCGATATTCAAGAACTCAAAAACGATTCAAAAGAAAGGCTTAGTGATCTCGAAACCAGAGTCCGCCACATTGAAATGACTGTCGGCAACAAAAAATGAGCGTCGTTAGTACCACCGACTACGGCAACGGCTTCAGCCTGGACCAGCTGGAAAACGAACGCGGCGAACTTTACTACCGCGCCTGCAAGGGCAGCATCTGCCGCTACGCCGAAGACCATTACATCGCAATGATGTATCTCGAAGGCATGGGCTGGGACCCTAAGCAACAAGCCCCTCAGTAATCCACGCAATAATCGCGTCCTCCCGGTGCGGTTCCCAAAACGGCTGGTCCCTGTACCACTCCAGCCAATCCGCCGCCGACTTCGAGATATTGCACGCAAAACAGCAAGCCACCAAATTCTGCTGGTGCGTATGCCCACCACGAAACTTTGGATGGACGTGATCGAGGGTGGCAGATCGCCCCAGATCTACCCCGCAATAGGCGCAGGAATTATTCCAGTGGTTAAGAATTGATTGCCTAAATCTTGCTTTTGCTTCTTTTTTGTTTAAGTATTGGCCATCTTCGATGCGATGGTCCATACCCAGCAGTGGCTACCCGGAATGTAGCGGTAGAAACTATTACGTGCGTAGGAACTCTTCTCTACTACAGCTAAACTTCCTACAGACTCCTTATTTTGCATGGATCCCACCACTGCTGCCGCGATTGCTATTGCTGTGGCGGCAATCTCAGAAGCCCTCAGCCTGTACCCAAAGATTCGGGCAAACGGGATCATCCAAGCGCTACTGCTCGTTGGAAAGTCATTATTCCCAAAGCGCTAAGCGCCGCTCCCGAACAGCGGCGCCCCAAACAAAAACGCGGTAGGCGGCAATGACGCAAAACGCAATCCGATTGATCGACCTATTCCGGTTCTACAAGGGGCTGCCGCACCAGATGGCAGCCCTTACTGAGCTGGAGCAGGCCATCAAAAAAGCCAATCCGCACATCTTGGGCCGCGACCAAGGCTGGTTCAAGACCTGGGCCGTCGCGGGCAAACAAACCAGCTTCCCCAACAGCTGGGAAGGTGTGCTTGAAGCCGCCCGCGTCGCTGGCGCCAAATTCCCAGAACTAGTAGCCGCCCAATGGGCACTCGAATCAAGCTACGGAAAACTGGTTTCAGGTAGAAACAACTTTTTCGGCCTTAAGGGTGAAGGCAGCGATAAGAAAACCCAAGAATTTATCAACAATCAGTGGGTCACAATCACCGACAGTTTTATCGACTTCCCCGATTTACTGTCCTGCGTGATGTATCTTGTCGACCACTGGTACAAGGACTACAAAGCATACAAAGGTTGCAATAACGCCACCACCCGCGAGGAAGCCGCGAAATGGCTACATAAACAAGGTTACGCAACCGACCCCAACTACCCAGGAAAACTGATCCAGCTGATGGAACAGCACGCTGGAACAAAACCTGTTGCCCCACCAAACGAAAAGCTTCTCAAGGTTCCCTACGAATATCAGCTAGGAACGGACGACGGCGCTAAGGGATACCGCCAGTGCTTCAGCTCCAGCTGTGCGATGGTGGCCCGCTATTACGGGAAGATTTCGGGGGACTACGAATACAACAAACTCCGCGCCCGCTTCGGCGACACCACCGACCCCAAAGCACAAATCGCAGCCCTCAAAGCACTGGGACTAACCGCCACCTTTGAGATGAATGGCACAGTCGAGGACTTGGAAACCGAAATCGCCAACGGCCACCCCGTCCCAGTCGGCTGGCTCCACAAAGGGCCCGCATCAAACCCCAGCGGTACGGGTCACTGGACCGTCGTTGTGGGATATACACCAACGCATTTCATCCACAACGATCCGTTCGGTGAGGCGGATCTGCTCAACGGTGGCTATGTAAGCAACAAAGGCGGTGCGGGCATCGCATACTCACGCCGGAACTGGCTGCCTCGCTGGCTCATCGAAGGCAACGACACCGGCTGGTTCATGCGTATCCGCCGAGGCTAACCATGCGCCCCATCGAACACAGCGCCGAATCCAGCTTCCACAAAGCCGCCACGGACCAGTGGCTAGTCAGCCTGTTTAACAAACAGGACTATCGCGGCCTACTTGAAGCCGCCCTTGTCTTGAACACGCTCCACCAGCTGGAACGCACAAAATCGGCCTGGGCTATCCGCGAAGCTGCAGATAACCTGGCCGATCAGTTCGGTCTAGACCGCGATTCCGCCTAACGCTGGCTGTACTTCTGGTACAAACCTGTGTAGGTGTGATGGTAGGGATGCTCCGGATTGGAACGGCCATCCCACTGGTACAGCTGTTCGAGAAGATCAGTGCGGTTTTGATCCACGATGACGCGACCCCAGCCTTGGTGCGCCCAATCAGGAATCTGCTTGCTCACGCTTTTTCTCCACGAGTTTGAGACGACGCCGCGCTGCTTCACGCGGCCCGTTTTTGGCACGAGCCAGCATAGGTTTCTTCGCCGCCCTTGACGGCACCTCCACCTTGCAGTTCGGATAACGATTCTGCGCAAACTCAATCGCCTGCTTAAGCGACTCCGCCCGCACCAAATCCCGCATAGCGCCTTGGCCTGGTAACCAGATGGTTAGCTCGAACAGCTGCGTATCTGCTGCACTGGTACGCGAACGACCTTCACCGAGTCTCAGTTCGGGATCCGGCTGCTCCTGAAACGGCACTACTTCCATGATTGGGGATAGGTGGGTTCATTGACGCTATGAACAGCAACAAGACTGTTAGTGCACTCAGCAACAGCTCGCGCCGCAGCGACAGCCTTTTCATAGGTGACCCAGCTTGATGCATCTTCTTTTGTTGCTGTTAATCCGATGCCATTACCTGGTCCGTAGACCGCCGTAACCCATCGGTCCCCGGCCATAACCACGTAGCGAGTCATCGCTCCTGTGCGTGTACTGTGAGACTGTAGTGCACTTTTTCAGTGCCGCTGGCACTGTAACGGCAATTAACTGAGTCTCATGCGTCAGTTTCTGACACTTTGCCTTCTTGCTTGGAGCGCATCCTTCCCTCAACCCGCCGCTTCACCGACTCTTTCCATGCCTGCTCATCCGCTTCCTGAGCGCTCTTGTATTCCCCTGACCGCAAAGCCAACCCCGCGTAAACCAGCTCACGCAAGTACGCCGTAACTTTCTTCCCTTCCTGGGACGCAAGATTCTCCGCCAGCTTGTAGCGATTCGGATCAATCAGCAGCTGGCAGTAATACTTGTTTCCGTGGTTCAGGGGCATGGCCTGCGGTCTAGTCTGCTACACAATAGCATACTGAGTCACAGTAGTCTCACCACCGCACATCGTCATCCACGCGTTTCCTCCACGCATTGGACTGCGCCACCCGCGCCCCACCCCTCTGCTTGGAGCAGCCCTTCCGAATATCCCGCGCCCACTCCAAAAAAGCTGCAGCCCGCTGCAAATCCGCCGTTTTCGCTAGCCGAATCTCCCGCTGGAGCCACTCCATTACCAACTCTCTTCCCGTGCGGGCGCGACTCATAAGACTAGATCTGAGACTCGCAGGATGGATTGCGGGCGGTCATCAGGACAAAGCTCCAGTGCCTTCATCCTCGCGGAGAAAGCATCTGGAGCGACGATGAACAGATCGTGAGTACCGCCGTGCCGCGCGTGCATCCGAACGCGGTACTCAAAATCCTCCTGGATCACTTGGCCTCTTGCCAGCTATCCCCGACCTTAGCTTCAGCAAGCGGCGGAATATCACCCAACCAACGAGCTTCAGCTTCCTCCATCACGGTTTGCAGCTGGAGCGCCCAGGTGTCTGCGTGTTCTTCTGCGACGAGCAGGATGATCTCGTCATGCACCACGCCGGCCAAGCGCACAACATCTTCCCCGTCGGCGTGAAGTAACGGCCACAGTTTGCCGAGAGTAAGTTTGAGGACTGCCGCACCAGCCCCTTGGATTGGTGTGTTGCAACGAGTGGTGAGCTTATTGTTCTCACCCGGTAGAAACCGCCGCAAGCCCGAGATGCGTATGCGGATAGATGGATTCCCCGTAGCCTTGTCAGCATCGCGAGCATTTTTGCGCTGCCATGCGGCGATGCCTTTATATGCAGCGTGGAATTTTTCCCGCACTTCCGCAGCCTCATCAAGATCCATCTGGATTCCGGTAGACGCTGCGTAATTCCTAAGCCCTTTTGCACCACTTCCATAGAGCAATCCGAAGTTTGCCGACTTACTGATCTGGCGCTGTTCCTTTGTAACTTCATGCTCTGCGACCCCATAAATCTGCGTCGCCGTAATCGTATGCAGGTCTTTCCCCTGCTGGAACACCTGAGTCATAAGAGAATCCTTAGCTTCAGCCGCCGCTAACCTCAACTCCATCTGCCCGTAGTCCGCCACTACAAACTTCCATCCATCAGGCGCCTGTACACAAGCCCTAAATCTCTGATCTCTAGGAATCTGTTGCAAGTTGGGACTCATGCAACTCATCCGTCCGGTATCAGCCCCCATTTGCATATAGCTGGCACGAATAAACCCATCCTTCGCCAAATTCTTCAATAACGTTTCCGCCATCTGCCTCTTCTTTTCTACTTTTTTCCACCGCAAATAATCCGCTACAACCTTATGGTCACCCACGTATTCCTGAAGCGCCATCCGACTTGCGCTCGGCTTATCGTTCTTGGCGTCGATTGGTGCAGTACCTAGCAGCGCGGTGAACTTTTTCAACAACTGCGCCGGGCTGTTGAGGTTAAACACATTCGGATCCGGCTTCTTACCTTTAGCGCCAGGCTTTGTCTGGTACAGCAGCTTGCCGTCCAAACCACGGCAAAGCTTATGTCCATCAGGCAACGCAGCATCGAAGTCTTCAATAAACTTTTCGCCAACCTCGTGGTGCTCAATATCCAAATCTTCGATCAGTTGCTTAAGATCTTTCTCGTTAAACGGCAACCCAGTACGCCACAACTGCGCCATCGCCGGCAACGCATTGCACTCTAAATACCAAGCAGTCATGAGTGTGTGCTCGGCAAGATGCTGTAAAAAGATCTCGTAAAGATCAAGAAGGATCGCAACATCTTTAGCGGCGTATCGCAGTTGACTAAGTGTTAAGTGCCCCGACCAGTCACTTTTTTGCTCCTCCTTTGATATCTTTTCCATTAGATAGTCTTGAGCTAAATGCTGGAGCCCGTGCTTTGTTTTAAACATTCCGTTACTGAATATGCGGCTAGCCAGCATGGTGCATAAAACCCGCCCAGCCGGATAAATCTCGTATTCCTGTAACCAAGCCAAATCAAAAACAGCATTATGTGCCACCCATATACGAGGCTCCGCAAAAAATTCTTCTACATCTATCCAATCGTTGTCGTCCATCTCAAAACAATCAAGGACTACAGGGATTCTCCCTGGAGCCCCTAATTGCAGTAACCGCATACCGCCCATCTGGGGCTGTAGTTGTGTCGTCTCGCAATCGAACGCAATCAGCGCCGCTCCCTCCAATGTGGGGAGGTATTTAATGCCTTGATGGAAGTCCAAGCCTGGTAGGGCAAGTTGTACCCTACTACTCTAGCAGGCTGTCAACCTCCCGCGCCGAACACAGTACCGCCGCCGCGAGTGTCCCACCCTCGGGAAGTCCCAGCAAACACCGCCTTCCCCAATGCACACACTGTTTACACGGTCCCCCATCCTGCTGCGGCTTGTAGCTTTGGCGCAACCGCTCCATGCGAATCTCTTCTAACCCTGCCGCACTGGAGCGATAACACCTCATACAAAGCACTGCATTAGTGGTGTGCTTACCGCACTGCTGACACGGCCTGCTGTTGATCGAAACTGCCATCACTCTGAAAAGCAAGAACACTCTCTAAAGAATCCAGCCTCCCCGCCTTCGGGTATACCGAGATCGCAGTAATCACTATGCCAGTGCTTACAAGCGACGCAGCCGTTACCCTCTTGCTGGCGCTGCTTTAACCGACGACGCGGAATCTCAGGAAACATTTCCTTGTACGTCCGCCCAGTCCGAATCGAATGAACCGACTGGCGCGAAATACCTAACGCCTCAGCCAAGGTGTCATCAAAACGCCAATCCTCCAGGATCATCTTCACCTCCTTAGGCGTCATCCTGCGGCGGTTGACCGGCAGCTCCCGCAACGACAACTGCACCTCTTTGTTAGCAACCTTGTCGAAGTAAACGTTCCAGCGATGCCCGCAGGATCTACACCGAAACCTGTAGGTACGCAGGTGGGGCTTGTGTTTCCATACGTGCGTGTTGATGATTTTTCTGAAAGTGTGAGTGCAATGTTCAGCCATTCCAGTGCCTAATAACTCCTGCGCAAATGAAAATGTTTGTAGTCATGTAAGCCAGCAAGATACAAAAACGCACCAGTGCAACCTGATCAGCAATCCGGCTGTGCTGGTGCGCCTTCTCACCCAACGCTTTGGCGACAATCCGCCACCAATGCCTCATCGGTCCTGATACGGCTCCGTCGCCAAGGTGTTAATCAAGCGGTTCAAGTACCAGCGGGCTTTACAGAAATCCTCGTAAGGATCCTTCTTAAGCCACGCCCGGCTGACGTATTTGATGACCTGCCAATGCAGACCACCAACGACAGCATCGGGCGCGTGCTTCACCCAATCCTCAATCACGTCGATCACCTCGACGCTCCCAGACGCATAGTGCGCCGGAGAATTAACTGGATCGCTCATCCCTTGGAACCCTGAACAGCAGTGTCGCCGTGATAACGACCTGTAAGCGAATAGCTTTTGCCGGGCAGCATCGACATCTTGTGGAACACAATCTGCGCGATCCGCATCCCCGGCCACAACGGCACAGCGTGCATGGACCTAGCGTTTTGCAGTTCCAGCGTTAGCCGCCCTTTGTAACCGGGGTCGATATACCCGGCCAAAAGATGCTCAATCCCTTCCCTAGCACGAGACGACTTGAGAGCCAGCTGCCCAGCAACACTGTCAGGCAGCTCGAACTCCTCCACCGTTTCGGCGAGCACGAACTCATGCGGCTGGAGCATGAACGGCTTTTCCTGCGTATGCCCAGCAATGCTGAGCGGAAGTAACGCAGGCACTTCCGGCACTTCTACCAGCAGATTTTCACCGAGTCTCACATCAAGACTCGCGGGATTCACCAGCTCCGCCTGGAACGGCGAGACCAAGCCCCGCCGCGCCAAGTTATGGATCTCGTGGTCACACAAGATCCCACCCATCAGTCAACCACCACAACAGCTGCCGGCTGCTGGAGCTGAACGTTCTTCCAGGTCTTGCCCCACTTAATGCAGTTGATGGTGGTGGCGTGAACACCAAACTCCCGAGCAATCTTGACCACCGACTTACCACCAGCAGCCAACTGGCGCTTGATCTCCAGCACCTTGGCCTCAGTCAACACCGCCACACCACGCTGTCCCTTGTGGCTGGACTTACGAGTCTTACTTTGAGACTTGGCCTTTTGTACGTCTGATGTACGTACAAGCTTCTCGCCAGCAGGCAGGGGAATGGTCTGCTTGGGCTTGGTCAGGTCCAGCTGCACGTGCTGGGACGTCTCCAGTGCAAACCGTGCTGCTTCAAGTGCTTTGGTGATTTGATCGAACTGGGATTCAGAGAGGACGTACATGCTCATGAGTAAGAACGGGTGCAGTGTAGTAGGGGATGGTCAGTTTTGAAGCTCTAGCTTGATGGCGGCCTGGAAATAACCAGCCACCTTTAGGCGGCGATAGACCGAACCGCCTTCCTCGCTTTGCTTGTTCTCGACCGCCTCGTAATCGCGGCGAGCCTCCTCCAGTGAGGCCATTGTCTCGATGTTGAGCATGTTCAGCTCGCCATCGGACAATTCCGAGAGCTTGTCTAGGTAGACCATCTTCCCGCCCAGCAGATAGGAGCGGTAGAAGGGCACCATTGAGTTTTCAGTCATTCGGGATTGGATCAAGTTCAGCCGAAGTAGAGGCGGCGGCGCTCTTCGACCCAAGCATCGTACTCAGCTGGATCAGCAAACCTGTGCTTAAACACGTCCGGCACATACGTTGATGGTTTGCGTGGAACGCTGCGCAGCTCCCGCAAGTCGTTGTCGTTGTAGCCCCGCGATTGGCGGTAGTAGTCGGCGTACCAGTCAGTCATGCGAAGTAGTTGGGATCTTGCTGGCGTATCCGGGTGAGATCCGTGAGTCTCAACTTG